ACGCCCAGCAGCGCGCAGCGCCCAGTTGCAGGCCTTGCTCTCGCAGATCGGCGCTTGCACCACGCGCGGCCACCATATCGACATCAAGGTGGGACAGGGTTTCGTGCGCCGCAATGGTGCGAACCTGGATTGGTACAATCAAAAGCTTTTCTGATTTCACTGCAGGCGCTGCCACATCGCGTGATCAGTGCCGACTGACGCACACTTTCATGGCCTTGTACGTTCATAAATACGGTGGTACCTCGATGGGCTCCACCGAGCGCATACGCAATGTGGCGCGTCGCGTCGCCAAATGGGTGCACGCTGGCCATCAGGTGGTGGTGGTGCCCAGCGCCATGAGTGGCGAAACCAACCGTTTGCTGGGCCTTGCCAAGGAAATCTGGCCCGGCAAGGCGAGCGATGCCTACCACCGCGAGCTCGATCAGCTTGCTGCCACGGGCGAGCAGGCCTCATCCGCCCTGCTGGCGATCGCGTTGCAGGGGGAAGGCCTGGCGGCGGTGAGCTTTGCGGGTTGGCAGGTGCCGGTGCGCACCGACAGCAGCTACACCAAGGCCCGTATCGAGTCGATCGACGACAAGCACATCAAGGCTGAGCTCGATGCCGGCAAGGTCGTCATCGTCACGGGGTTTCAGGGCATCGACGCGGGCCACAACATCACCACGCTCGGACGTGGCGGCTCCGATACCTCGGCCGTGGCCATTGCCGCGGCCATCAAGGCGCACGAGTGCCTGATCTATACCGATGTCGACGGCGTCTACACCACCGATCCGCGCGTCGTGCCCGAAGCCAGGCGCCTGAACACGCTGAGCTTCGAAGAGATGCTGGAAATGGCAAGCCTGGGCAGCAAGGTGCTGCAGATCCGTTCCGTGGAATTCGCGGGCAAGTACAAGGTGCCGCTGCGCGTGCTCTCGAGTTTCACGCCGTGGGACATCGACATCGACGTGGAAGCCAGGTCCGGCACCTTGATCACCCTTGAGGAAGATGAGCAAATGGAAAAAGCGATCGTCTCCGGCATCGCGTTCTCGCGCGACGAGGCCAAGATTTCTATTCTGGGCGTGCCCGATCAGCCGGGCGTCGCCTACCGCATCCTTGGCGCCGTGGCCGACGCCAGGATCGACGTGGACGTGATCATCCAGAACCTGAGCAAGGACGGCAAGACCGACTTCAGCTTCACCGTGCCGCGCGGGGACCTCGATCGCGCCGCGACGCTGCTGCGCGAAAAGGTCTTGCCCGAATTGGGCACCGACGAACTGGTGACCGACGCCAAAATCGCCAAGGTCAGCATCGTCGGCATCGGCATGCGCAGCCAGGTCGGTGTGGCGAGCACGATGTTTCGCACGCTCAGCGAGGAAGGCATCAACATCAAGATGATTTCGACCAGCGAAATCAAGACCTCGGTCGTGATCGACGAGAAATATGTTGAACTGGCCGTGCGGGCATTGCACCGCGCGTTCGGATTGGATCAGTAGCCCGCGGCGCTCCTTCCACAGGGCGGAGCGCTTGGAATATCAGGCATAATGCGCAGTTCCTGGAGACGTGACCGAGTGGCCGAAGGTGCTCCCCTGCTAAGGGAGTATGGGGTGTTGAGCCTCATCAAGGGTTCGAATCCCTTCGTCTCCGCCAGTCTTGATCTGGAAATGCCGCAAGCATAGCTTTGAAGCCGCTTGCGGCTTTTTTTTCGTCCTCGTTCTCCGACTGTTCGAGGTCTTCGGCCATCGCGGCCATGAATGCGTGCTCCGGCGACTCGCCGAGGATGGCGCGCAGCTTCCCCCGTATGCGCCAGTTTGCCGGGCGCTTCCCCTGCTTCATTTCTGTTAAGTGCGCGTGATTCATTTCGAGAAGCGCGCCTAGTTTTCGTTGGCTTCCCACGACGGTCGAAGCTTGTTCGATTAGGCTTTTCACGTTCATGATGTTCCCTTTTCGGGTCCATTGGTGTATGGTTCGCGAACCCGTTTTGGGTACGTTCCCAGATAGGGAATCTTAAACCAGCCTGAAAGAGAGCACCCATGATCAAGATTCGAGTCCTGAGCGACAAGCTGAACATCCTCAAGGGCACCGGCAAGGAATCCGGCAAGCCCTACGAGATGCACATTCAGACCGCCTACGCCTACACGGTGGACGACGCCGGGGCGGTGGCCGAAATCCCCGAAAAATTCGAGTTTGTTCTCCCCAAGGATGCGGACGGTTTCATCAGCAAACCTCTGGCCCGTGGCGACTACACGCTGAGTCCCGCCGCCGTCTACATCGACCGCAACGGTCGCATGTCGATCAATCCCCGGCTCATTCCTGCGCAGGCCGCCAAATGACTGGCGGCCTGACCGACTCGGCCCGGTTCGAGGTCGATCAACGCATCGCGCAGGCTGAGGTTGCCAAGGCCTTGGTTCTGCTGCTCGCGCTGCATGAGTCCGCCGACAGTGTCCAGCTTCGCGCGGTTTTCACGAAGGGATTCGTTGAATCGTTTGACGTCTCCTACTCGGCCAAGGGTGAGCCGCTCGGGGGGTGGGGGCTATGACAGCGCGGGAGCGTCACCTGCTCATTTCCTACCAGCGCAGTTGTGCCCGTGCCTATGCAAGCGCGGCCCGTGCTCGTGAGCTGGGTTATTTCTGGCATGCATCGCGGCAACAGGCGGCAGCTGCTGATTTTTCAGCGCCTGCCCGGGCCGTCCTCGCTCGTTCTTCGGTTGGGGTGGCGCAATGACGGTCGCGACGATGACGCACGCCAGCGACAGCCGCGTAGCGGCGGCGCTGGCGGGCGGCGTCGGCGCGGGGCTTGTCCCTTCTAAAACAAAGTGCCCGCGCACTCTCGGCGGTCAGATTTCTCAACATCCAGAAGATGTTTTCGCGCGTCGTTTCGGTCGCATGCGTTCGTCCATCTGGTGTGCTGGTCAGGGCCACGCAGAGAAATTCTCGGGCTGGTACGGCGCACGCGCATGGTTCGTCACGTTGACCTATCGCCCGGGCGTTGAGTGGTCTGCCGATCACATTCGCGATGCGATTCATCGTTGCCGCAAGTGGCTTGCCCGTCAGCACGGCGGAAAGCTCCGCTACGTGTGGGTGGCCGAGCTTCAAAAGCGTGGCGCGGTGCATTACCACCTGATCGTTTACCTGCCCAAGCGTCTGAGCATGCCCAAGTGGGACAAGCAGGGATGGTGGCCGGATGGGATGACGAACACGCAAGTGTCTCGCTCAGGCGTCGGCTACCTCATGAAATACGTTTCCAAGTTCTCGCCGTTCCATGCCTTCCCCAAGGGGATGCGCCTGTACGGCATTGGGGGTCTCAATGAACAAGCGCGAGCAATTCGCTCCTGGCGAAACCTGCCCACTTGGGCCCGTGACCAGTTCGGAGTTGGGGAACTCACGCGGCGCGCGTGTGGCCTTGTGGTGCGAGCAACAGGGGAAATTCTTGAATCACCTTGGGCCGTCCTGCGGGGTGCCGGGGGCCTGTGGCTGTACCTCGTGGGAGACCTACCGCCGCGATATGCAGACGGGCCTTATTCCGCGCTCGACGGTCGGCCATGCGGTGCTTGAGAGGGTCGGTCTTACCTGAGATTTCAGCCTTGAGCGTTCGCGGTGTGCGCTCACGGCTGCAATTTCGCAGCGTCTCATGGAGAGAACTATGAAGAAGTCTGTTGCCCTTCGTCTGGCCGCTATCCCGGCCTACGTCTTGGCTGTTTCTGGCTCGGCTCACGCCGCGCTTCCCACGGAAGTGACCGCCGCCATCACGGCTGCCGGAACCGACATGGTTACCGCCGTGACTGCGATCATCGTCGCGTTCGTGGCGTTTTGGGGCCTGAAAAAGCTTGGCTCTAAGCTGGGCTGGCTCTGATCCCGGTTGGTCGTTGAAAGCTCCAAGGGCTTCGGCCCTTGGGCAAAAACACCATCATGCAGTGCGTTCAATTTGACAGTGCCGGGGCGGTCGTTTCTGACCCCACGTGCTCCGCAGGCTTCGTGATCCAGACATCGGCGGAAGTGTCCGGCGTCCAGGTTGATCCGGGCCGTATCAGCGACATGACCGCGCTGTTTTATGCGTTCCTCGTGGTCTTCGTCGCCGTGTGGGGCGTAAAGCAGCTGCTCAATCTTTTTTCCGGCGACACGTCGAGGGATTAACCATGATCGCAAGCCCTGTCGAATACATGTTTGCAGCGGGCCTTTGCCTGATTCTTTTCATCGCCTTCAAGTGAGGTCTGCCGTGATTCCTGACGAAACCGTTTACCTCTCTCAGGCGCTCGCCGCTGCCTCGTTTTATTGGGGCGTGCTCGGTGGCCTTGCGGGCCTCGCCG